CTTTGTCCCAAGAAAATCCGTCTTCATCTTGTTCCTTATTTTCTGTTTTCGTTTCTTCAACCTCTTCTTGTTTTTCTTCTACCGCCTCTACCTTTTCTTCTTTTGGATTGTATATTTCATCACCTGCAAAAGCTAATGGATTAAAGGCATCTTTACTTTCTGTTGTTTCTTTAGATGGTGTTTCTACAACTTCATCTACTAATTTTGATTCTTCTGACATTTTTATTTTATTTTAATTAATATTCCCTGATTTGCAAATATACAAAATTATTATTATAAGTTTTCAGCTACTTTTTTAAGATCATCAGCGGATGTTCTTGTTGGAGTACGTTTTTGTTCTTTATCATCTTCTCTTTTCATGTCCTCCATTTTGTTTTCTCTATTTATATAATATTCAGCCGCCTTTTTACTAACTTCATTTCTTTCTTTAGTATCATGTATATCTCTATCAACTTCAGCTTGTATTTTAGCAACTTGCATCCTAGACTCTGCGCTAATTTGTGCAACTTGTAGTTTTGCCTCATTATCCATTTGTTTGAGCTGTGCTTCAGCTTCAAACTTGGATTGCTCAGCCTGTGCTAGTACTTGTTGTGCTTGCATTTGTTGTTCTGCGGTAAGCTCTTGTTGTTTTTTCATTTCGTTCATAGCTTGTTGCAATACTTTTTCAGCTTCAGTCATAGTGTCTGCTTTAAGAACCTTAACAACTCCTAGCATATCTATTGTTCCAGCTTGCAGTGCAGCTTGTGCTAACTGTTGTACTACCTGTTTCATAGAATCGTCTTTACCACTATCACCTACATACACACCATAATCTTGCAGAGCTATGTCTGGCATAACGTTCAAAAATTTATATGCTCCATCTCCTAATATCATACCAGCTTTTTTACCATTTGCCCAACATATCTTCATTAAATTACAAACTCTTTCCATAACTCTTTGTTTACATTCAGAATGTGAATAAAACCAGCTTTCTGTTATAGTTGCGCTTTGCACTACACTTCTTTGTACATTACCCACGTACTCGTATTGTCCAACAGCACCTTCTCTTTGTCTAGACACACCTGATATTTGACCAGCCATATCTTCTAACATTACTTTTAAGTTAATAAGTTGCTGAACTGACTGTGATAGTGTAAAGTCTATTTGTTGAAACTGATTGAATGACTGTAATTGGTTACCCTCATCTTTTGAATTTATAGGTATTATACCGTCTGTTTTCAAATGGTATAAAACTTGAGACATGTCCATACCAACATTTGTCGGTAGTTGTGATACGTCATAAACAACAGCTTTACCTCCCGATCTAGCCATAGCAAGTTCTATTTGGTATACCACTATGTTGTAAAGCATCTGTATATTGTCTAGAAGATCAACCATAGATGTTGATTTACCTGTAGTATTTCCGTATATGCAACCAACATATGAAAGTGGTGTTTTACCTGGATCATCTACACTTCTAACTTGATTATCCCTACGTCTTGCATTGACCAATATCTTACCGCCTATCATAGTAGCTTCCCATATATCGTCTACCCATTTGGTTTCTATAACTTCACCTCTTCTTTTTTTGTAAGTGTCTGGAACTAACTTTCTAAATGGTCTTTCTGGGTTATATTTGTTTTCAGAAACCTTAAATCTCAACGCACGTAACGATTTCCATTCACAACTAACTACTCTAATACGATTATCTCTTCCGTGCGCAGCATCTATCCACTCAAAACTACTGTTGTAGTTGTCCATATCTCCTCCTACGTATAAATTACGCATTTTATCCAACTCTATAAGATCGTCTGTTGTCAAACTATCTTTATATTCGTCATTTATTTCGTTTACAGATAAATATCTTTCTTCTCCTACCCAACCTGCATCATCTAAAAAATCTGAATGGAAAGAATCATCATATACTATGTTTCTTGGATCAACCCTTCTAACATACGGGTCTCCATTTTGTATTGATATCTTATAAAACTCTTTTCCTGTTACCAGAAGGTCTCTAAAACCTTCTTTCATAACATCTTTCAAGTTGTATCTGTTTGTAACATACTCTAAACCATCTTGAGCAGTTTCTTCTACCATTTCTCGGTAGTTATATTTCATATATGTATCTATATCTTCAGGCACTGGCATTCCTTGTCCTTCCATAAGTACATCTATGTTCATTTGTTCTTGCATATCTTTATGGAAGTCAGCTAATAAACTACGCATCATCAAACCAACTTTGTGATCGTGTTTTCTCAGCACAGCAGATTTGTTTACTGTAGTAACTTTAATATCCATAGGTCTTCTTAGCTCTTCTCCTACTAATAAATCAATTTTAGGGGATATAATAGGATAATTTACCAATCTAGCAGGATATGTCAATCCATACTGCTCTGTAATATACGAATAATCGCCTTGCGATAACTGTCCATTGTATATTTGATAATTTCTTATATCCTTTGTCCTATTTGAGTGGTATTCGCCACTTTCATGTCCCATATATTGCGTCACAGCCAATAAAACTGACCTACACCAATCTTCAGTCTTGTCTTTTTCTGCAATCACCATTGATGGCATTGATTTGTACGTTTTCTCCATTTTTAATTTATTTGTTGAGGTAATCCATTATACCCCATTTTGTAATATCTTAGTCCTATGTCTACTATATCTTGTTCTTTTTCTCTTACCTGCATTCTATAATTATCTATATTGTGAATTAGACACAAACCAAAGGCCATAGCGCGGTCTGTGTTTTGTAAACCATAGTTTGCTAACTCATCAATAAGATCTAAAAACCAAATATCCTCTACACTCTCCCTTAAGTAATCATCTATTAGATCTTCTAACAATGCTTTTACTTGTTTGTTCATGTGCACGCCATACCTGTTTCTAGTCTTAGTTCCAGGGTTGTGTGCACTCTCTGGTTTTTCTTTTAAATATTTTAAAGCGTTCATACGCTTAAAATAATCTAAAATACCTATTTTCGTATATTCAACCAACATTTTTGCGTTGTAATATACAGCTAATTTTAAACAGCCGTCCCAAAAATCTTCTTTTTTTTCTGGTCTATCCGTATATTCAGCCACTACGTAATCGCTTGACATATTGGTATTTGCAAATCTACGATAAATTATTGCACTACCCAAAGATTCTGACGCTCCAGCTTTGTCTTGATCATAAGAATCAATACCACCTATGTCTAAATTTTTGTATTCTGGCTTTGGGTGTGATAATATTTTGTAAGGACCATTAGGGTCAGGTCTCCACCTTACTATTGGCTCTTCTTGACCTAATTCCCAATCTAAATACCCTCTTTGTATTTGACTTCTATGGTCTTTACTTGACAAAATTCTTGATCGTTGTGCGTTAAGTAAAGATATGTCAAATCTAGCGGAATGCGTATTTAAAAACGCTTCTTCTATTGTAAGCGGGTAGTTTTGTATGTGTAAATTGTACGCTTCATTGTCCCCAGAGCTTTGTATATCTTCTCTGTCAGCAATTAACTTCTGTTTTGCACCTTCTTCGTCTTCTTTACCTGTTTGTATGTCAAAAAACCCATAATATGCTTTAGAAGCTGGTATAAATACTGGTATTAGATTGTATGCGTCTGAACTATAGTACATATCCATAAAATCTTTACTGGCTTTTGATATATCACCACCTGTTCCACCTACTATAGGCACTCCAAATTGTAAATCACCATCCATAAAACATGCTTTTGACGACATATAGGCGTTTTTAAGCTTTTTGAACTCTCCAGCTTCTTCAAAAACCATAAGAGACACCCTTTCACCCTTAAATACCTCTGGATTATCCATTGTTCTGCATATAATCGTGGATTGATAACCTCCAATCTCCCATTTACCGTCTTTATTCTTTTGTTTATAGCCTGAACGCATAATACCATCAGTATCTTTAAGTACTGAGTGCTTAAAATTTGGGTGTATACCGTTTAGTCCTTTTTTTGTCTTGTCAAAAAACGCATCTGCCGTTGCCTGCAGTCCTGCTGCTACTCCAACGTCATTAAACGGGAAAAAAGTATACTCATGTGCTACAGCTCCAGAGTTCATGTAAGAAAAACCTTTATCTCTGGCCTTAATTACTATCATTCCTTTACCTTCATCCTTACAGACTTCTATGGTATCAAAATATTCATGATCCATAGCTCTATACCATGGATGTATAAGCGTTTTACGGTTTCCACTTGTACCATCATTACCTAATATCTTGTAATAATTTAGATAAAAATAATATTTGCCCGATATTTTCTTCATACCTTTTGGTTTGAAGCCATCTATACACCTTTGAGTTTCACGTGCCCAATATTCTTGATAGGCAACAGAATCTGGATTCAGTTCTGGATGACCATTGTTAGGTACAGGTCTATATTTTTGCGGATCAAATTTAATTTTACCCATATTTTACTCTTTTCATTTTTCCAAGACCATAAGGCCCAGCTCTTAGTTCTTTTGCTTCCAAACTTGCATGATATCTATCTCTTAGATCAACGCCATGCAATTTAATAGCCAATTCATTGTATTCATCTGCTTTTTTCATATCAACCTCTTTGTATTTTTTTTTGTAGCGGTCGTATAAGTATTGCAATGTATACTTAGGTTGCTTTGCCATTAATCTAATTGTCTATAAAAAGATCTAGAAGCTGGTCTAGCTGGCATTTTACAGCCATGAGCACAATTCCATTTACGCAAAGACTTATTGATTCTTGAATTAGGATCTCTCGCTGTTTTAGCTGAGGTTAATCTCTTTTTCATTCCTTTCATTCTTGCGCAAAAAGATTTTCTACGCTTTGCAGCTTTAGAACCTTTTTTTAATTTAGAAGGTTTAGTCGTAACTGCGGTTTTTAATTTACTTCCTGGGTTTGCTCTTCTATATGATTCAACCCCTTTTTTATTTAAACCGCCAGATGGACTTTTACCTTCTTTTCTTTGCCATGCAGGTGTTGCCATTAGTCTAACTGTCTATAAGAACCACCCATTCCATACTTCATCTTCATACCTTTAGCAGCTTTTTGCATAGACATACCGTTTAGCATTTTACCGCCACCAGCATAATTCATCATTTTGTTTTTCATACCCATTTTCATTCCTCCTGGAGCTTTATCTATTTTAACTTTTCCTCCCATCATCATATAACCCATGTTATTTCTAACATCTGTAGGTAGTTTAGCTAAACCAGGATTCTTTTTTTTGTCTACTGGCTTAAGTTTACCACCTTTTTTGTAAGACATTTTTTTATTTTTTTTCATTTTTCTAATTTTTAATTAATCGTGTTGTTTATAAAATTTACCTCCTTTCTTATATCTGCTCACACGTCCTTTTTTGTTTTTTTCTCTTGCAGCTGCACGTTTTTCGCCAGCTGATAATTGTGACCAAGTTTTTGGTGTATCTTTTGATATTCTTTTTGTAGGTCTAAAGGTGTTTTCACCTTTGCTATAGTCTTTTTCACCAGATGGTGTTCTCCAATCTTCTTTGAACCATCTTTTTAGAGCTAAACCTTTTTTTGTTTTACGTACAGCCATATCAATCGTGTTGAAATATTGCTCGTCCACATTTATCCTTTGAATATACAAACTTACCTCCTGCTTTGTATTTCATTCCTGACGATCCTTTCTTTTTACTTTTATTTCCCCAGTTGGCTGCTCCAACTTTTCTACATTTTGCCATAGCCCCACTTCTGTATGCTGAAGTTTTTGGACCATATCTGGCTACTACTTTGTGATAACACGCATCTTTTGGCATAATTATATATTTAATTTAATTCTTTAATTTCTTTTCTTCTTTCTAAAAATGATAATCCTTTGTTTCCAACTATCTTCTTTCTTTCTCCTCTTCTATCTATTGCGTCCAGTAGTGTTTGTCTTGTTTTTAACATTTTCTCTACACCAATCATAAGTTTTTGTAACATCTCTGCATTCTCTTCATCAAGGTGCATTTTATCTATAAGGTTTGTAAACTGATTAATTTTATTATTAAAAGCTATTAACTGTTCATCAAGCGGATCAAACTGTAGCTCATTATATTTATCTGCTGCTGCTTTTAAAGTTGCATCATTACACCCTTTCCAAGTATATGTATCGTATAAATCTTTAGACACTGCCTTCATTCTTTCGCTTTCACTGTAATGTCTGTATGGGCTTTCGTAGTCGTAGACTAGCGCAACCCATTTGAGGGCCGTAGGCCCGAACTTTTCCTTACGGATAAGTGTATAAAACTCAGGTACAGCTGTTACACCGTCATCGTCTTTAAATATATCGCCTTTTTTATTTAATTTTAATAAATACATTATTTTTTATACGTAAGTTTTAATTTAAACCTATATCTGTTTTTATCTGTCTCCTGTTTTGCTTCGTTTAGTATTTTTTCTATATGATAAAATGGATTTTTTTCTATGTACCATTTACAAGATACAATTTTAAAATTATGTTTTTTTGCTCTTTTTTTTACTTCAGGTTCTTCTATCATCATTTCTTCCATACAGGTATATACTTTTTCTAAATAATAGAAATCATTTTCTACATATATTTTGCCCATATTTTCGTCTAGTTCTTTCATTTCTTTTTTATTAACGAAGAAGTTTTTCCAAATATTTTGTTTAACATTTTGGTAAAATTACTAAATTTATCTACATTGTTAGAATCAGATAAAAAAGGAGCCATATTTTTTTTGTACAATAACTCTTCTTCTTTTGCCTTAACAGTATCTAAAGAATCTTTTAAAGTTATATTGCTGTTAAACAAATCGTATTTAGCTTGAGGGTCTTTAGTTCCTGCCCAGTGGTATCTAAACCAAAAATCTGCTATTGATTCTTCACCCGACCATACTTTGCTAAAATTTGCATCTGGATGCATTCTATGATTACCCAAAAATAACATTTTTTGTTGGTCAGCGTTAAGTTTTCTTACATCATAACTTTTTGTTTCTTTACTATCTAAACTTGCCTGTCTTAACCAAGCAGGTAATTCTATATTTTTACTTTTTAAATAATTAACTGTGCGATTTATAGCTGAGTTAGCTCCCTTTTTGTAGCCTGTTTCAAACATAAATAAGCCCTTGCCTGCTCCGTCTCTACTTCCATCATCGGTTATTTGGACCGCATCAGGTCTCATTCTTTGTTCTGCACCTGTTTCGTGAAACGCTATATAATCCATCATGTCGTAGTACTGCTGTGGAGTACCACCTTTATCTGCGATAATAATCTCTATTAATTCTTCTAGTCCTATCTCGTCCATTAGAAACGCCCTCCGTTTGTGAAATTACGTTTCATACCTTTTTTCGCCTTTGGATAGTTTTCTGGGTTACGTTTTCTGTGATCGTATCCTTTCTTTTTCATATCTAAATGATCTTGTAATTTATTTGCCTTATATCCTTTATAACCACCATAAGCAGCCAAAGCATAAGGTAAGAATTGTAACATTATATATA